GCTCGATTCCCATTACGAATGATGCTGGCTGTGATAGACGTTGTCCTTATTACTGGGGACATATGGCTGGAATCTGCATGGAATACATTGTCATTTATGCAACTTTTTCCAGTTGGAAGAAATACGACCATGAATACTACAACTTAATGAGCGGTATTGAATAATTAACGAACTGAAATCATCTTGCTTTTATGCCATTCAAACCGTTTCTTGGACAGGTCGGAGAGCCAGCGGTTTGAGTCGGATTGAGACTCGTCTTTGTTCGACATTTTCGAGATTTGAAATCCCCTTCGTCTCGCGCCTTCCAAAATAATCACAGCCCAATCCGCCAAGTCGGGAGATTTTCGAGTTCTGACCTTCATTAAAATTTTAGATTCTACTTCAATTCTGTCCCCGGAAACCCTGTCCCATTCCCTCATGCACATTTCTTCGATTACATCTTCCGGCAACCCTCGTATCTGGTCGGCTTCAATCGCCAGCCTCAAACTCCAATAAAGTTCCGTGACAAATTTTGAATATGCTTCTTCACACCGCTTGAGTCTTTTTCTTCCAGTTTCTTTGTCTATGACAAATGTATCCATTGTGACCGGCCTTTTGGTTGCCGCACCACCAAACTCAACTGGATTGCACAATGACGACCAAGTTCTCGACAGGGAAGTCCCAAGAGAGCCTCTGCCAGTGCTGTCATGGAAGAAGTTTTCTGGAGGAATCTGATTTGACTCGCAATACTTTTTCTCGAATTTTGAAATAGAATCTTCGGAAACCATTGGTTCTCCGCTTTGGGTGGCTACCGGGACGATATGGTGTGGATAGAATTGAAGCCTGATTACATCGTCAATGCACTTTCCGTATTCTGCATGACCACCAACGCATCTGTCGCCGCCATAGCTGGCATCCAGAGCGGCGATCACTGTTCTTTTTTCACCACTCCAAATCGCCTTGTCTTTGACATGAAACTGTCTGCATAAATCCTTTGTGATTACCCTTCTGGCCAGTTGTGATATTTTCATCACGCCGACGCATTGGCTGAAATACTCGTAACTGTCTTTTGCAAACGCAGATATCGTTTCATTGATTTTTTTTCGGCTCACCAGATAAGGATATTTTTCCGGCTGGTTTTCGGGGAAATCAAAATTAGGGCTGTCGGTTCCAACCAGATTTATACATCTTCCGTTGAAAAACCTAGTGTCCCAAACGGTTGTTTTTGTCGGCTCAAGATGCCCAGACCATCCATCAAGCGGCTCGCTTGCGATTCCAAGCGGATCAAGAATATCGCTTGGATTTCCCAAAATAATCGCCTGAAAATCAATGTTGTTATTGAGGTTTGCAAACGCTGAAAGAAAAGTAGCGGACATGGCCGTGCAGTCGTCCGCTATCAGCCTCATGTGTTTTTGTTTTCGACCAATCCACTTTCCAAGACCCACGTTTTTATTGCCTTGAATTGTGGGAACACACATTACGCCTTTTCTTAAATCTCTGGTTTTAGATTCTTCCTCGTATTCGTCTTTCTCAAGCCGGTCGGTTGTAATGCAGTGTTTGGAATCCAGCAAATATCCGGGCAGCCACGGAAATTTTTGAACCGCCATTTCGTGAAGCATTTTAAGTTCGCCCCAGACACGGCCTTCCAGAGAGCTTAAATCTGTTGAAGAAATCAAAACAAGGGTGTCGTCTGGCGAGGCATAGTATTCGAGAAGATATTCCCATCCAGAGACGCAGGTTTTGCCCGTTGAATTGTGATGAATCGCGCCTTCCGCGAAATAATGCTCAACGCCCGGAACGCTGATGTCGTAAAAAATATCTTTATGGGTTTCAGTTATTGACACTATTTTGCTTTGGGTTATATTGAATCGCAATGAAATCAATTTTTGATTACAAAAGAATTCGTCCTGATAGTGCTTGTCGGAGAAATCAGGAACTTGTTTTTCAAATGAATAATTCCGGCGCGTCTCTAAATGAGATTGGACGCCGCATCGGATCGAAGGCGCGGCACATAAAAAGATTTCTTCGGGCAAATGGCGTGACTCGCGATTTCCCAAGAAATCACAAGGGGGGGCGCTCCCACCGATGGAAGGGGGGAAGGCTTGTGACAAAGAAAGGTTATGTTTTAATTTACAGTCCAAATCACCCGAACCGGAATGTTTCAGGTTATGTTTTAGAGCATCGTCTTGTGATGGAGGAGAAACTTGGCAGGCTTCTCTCGCATAGCGAAGTAGTTCACCATTTGGATGGAACGAAAAGCAACAACAATCCGTCAAATCTTCGATTGTTTCAAGATGGCTTATCGCATCTTGCCCACGAGATTGGACTTCGTATGAGAAAAGGCAGTCGTTTGCAAGCAAGTCGGCAACGTGCAAAAAACCGCGAGCGGTTAAAATCCTGTGTTCTTGGGTCACTGTAAATTTTGAACCGTTTTCCAAAACCACTTCATACAAATCTTCGACTCCCTTGATGAATGGGATTCCGGCTTGTGCTGCCCCATGAAGCGTCATTACGATTGGGGCGGTTTGGCTTTCGTAAAGTTCTTTGATGGTTGGCTGTTCGCCTGTGAGGGGGTTCAAAATCCTTGTGTGCCCGGCCACGCATCCCGCGCCCATGATGACGGTTACTTTTGCCTCCGGCCTTCTAATTTCATTGTTGCAAAGCTCCATCCAGCGATGCCAGTCAAGATGAGGCCAGATAGTCTTTGCGGCATTTTTGTAAATATCCGGTTTTGAAACTCCGGCCTTTTTAAGCACTTCGTCCGGCTGCATCATCATCAGAAATTCCACCTGAATCGGAAGGGGCGGCGCGTTCCATTGTGAACCGTATTTGTCAATTATTTTTGGCATCAGATGTGTTTCCAGCTTTTTCTATCACGGATTTTTAATGGTTTCGCAAGTAGTATTTGACTTTAGACGGAATATGCGGATAATGCAACAAGCCAACACCCCGATGGCTGTAAAAATCCTATGACAAGCGTGTTGGCATTATTTCCAGTGTCCCGGCTTTGCTGCCCCCCGGTTTCCGCATCATCCGTGGCGGTTGCAATCACCATGAATCCAGTGATGTCGTATGACTCGACGCTTGGCACTCCTGGCGCACAGGGAATTGTGCCTCCGTTCCCCCACCACGACGCGGAAATTTACGAAATTAACGGGGCAAGCTCTTCGTATGGTTGGAATAAAAACACCGGGCAATGGTTGTGATGTATGTCAGACAAGACAATTTATGCCGTCCTGAAAAGTTTTCCGCTTGGGATCAATAGCTATGTGGACGCGCTTTTGCTTCCCCAAAATCAGCTTTCGTTTGCGACCAATGCGACTGTGCGCGGAAACTTCATCACGCAGCGTCCAAACTTTTTCAACCTGACGCTCGTTGACAAAACAGGCGGAGATTTTCAATCTGGAATTTTTCAAGGGGCGACATATTTCAGGAACACGACCAACGGCTACATCATGTGCGCCGTCAACGGAAAGCTGTTTCAAATTTCCATCAATGCGGCCTCGACGGTTGCCACGGTGATTGAGGTTCCGATACCGCAGCAAAATTCCACGACGGCGGTGAAGAACGCGCTGTGGCAGACGGAGCAATTTCTGGTGTGGTGCGATGGAATAAGTTTGCCGACATTCTTTGATGGTTCGACCTCGCGGCTTTCGCTTGGCGCAACACCAACGCCGCTTGGCTCAACCGCAACCGACTTCAACATCCCGGCACAGAACCAGTTTGTCATCGGCTCGGAAATGCTTCCAGCCGGGAATGTGGACATCAATGCGCCATGGACATCCGGCCAGCGGGTCGTCCTGATTGGCAGCGCGCTTTATTATGTCGCCGGATGGAGCGGCGGCGTCACGACGGCAAACGCCACGCTTGGCCTCGCGGCACTCACGAGCGCGGGCGGTCTTGAAATTCCAGTCAACACCGAGGCGTATCTCAACTCAAAGTATTGCGGCGTGATTCTCGACGCCTATGCAGCGGACGGAATCACCCCGATAACTGAATTCCCGCTAGAGCCGGTTGCCGGGACACCGGGCGACCAGTTGGTTCTCACGATTTTATCCCCGGCCAGCATCGCGGCGAACACCGTTCCAATGGGCAACGCCGTGGCGTCATCAAAGTATTACGCGGGGACGATTGCTTCTTCAGTTAGCCCCTCGACATATCCAAATGCGCCAGTTCCGGCTGTTCCGCCAACATTAGCGGGAACTTTTGTTCTTTCTTGGCCTTCTTATCCATACGCGGTTCTCGCATCATCTTTTGTTAGTGGTGGAACCTTGACCATCGGAGCCACTCAAGTCACAATGGTAAGCCAGACAACCAGCGGCGGATTCTCCACTTCAATCACCTGTTCCGTCCGTCAGACTGGAACAAATTCACCCTACGGATCATCCATTGCAGGCGAGGTCTTTTTTCCAGGTGGCAACACACTCGGCTCTGCACAATACTTTGCCTCCCCGCCAACCTATCCGGCTGGAGCAACCCCCGGAAGCCCCGCAATTCCGAATTATTTTTACATCACGCTATCGCATAATTATTCAGGTTCAATCGGGGACACATTGAACGTCAACGGGATTGCCTTCGAGGTTGCTAACTTTAGCGGCACTTCGTTGACGTGCCAGATGCCAGCGGGTTATGTGGCAAACGGGACTCCAATTCCAAACGGGGCTTTGGTGATTAACACAAGCCAGTCACAGGCTGCGCTTGTCACTTATGGGACTGCGATTATCGGCGGTGTCGTCATTCCAGCGGCAGGAAACAACGTGACGATTGACATAACGGCGGCAAACATTCCAGTGCCGGGACAGGTCGTTTTTTTGACAGCAAATCTTAATGCGGGCGGAACGGCAAAGGTTGTCGCAAGCGTGGTGTCTCCTTCCGGCGGGACGTTTGGCGGCAACACCAACTATTTTCAACTCAATCTTTCTTCGGCTTTCACCAACATCGTGGGCGACACGTTGGTAATCACAACGGCGGCTGCCAATGTCGCCTCGTTTGTCGTGACGGCAAAAAATGTCGGAGGCTCGGCCAACATGATTCAATGCCAGATGAACACGGCGGCGGCGGTCGGTGATGTGATACCCATATCCGGCAGCACCCCTTCATCGGTGAGCAATGTCGTCGTTGACACAACCGTAGGCGCGGGCATTTTGACAGGTGTGGGCGTCATCACGGCTGGCGGAACTGGCACAACAAATTCAGCAGGAAGCACCGGCAGTTTCATCACGATAAACACGCCTGCAAATTTCGAGTTGATTGACCTGAACAATCTTGCAAACCAGAGCCAGATAATCCAAGTCACCATCGGTTCAACTGCGTATCCGTTTTGGGTCATTTCCGTCACCGGAGGATCAACTGGCGGCAACAACAGCCTGCTCCTGCAAAACATCAATGACACGCCGGGGCTGCAAAACGTCGGGACGGCGGCAGCACCATCCGCCGAGTCAATCCAAAATTTTGTCCCTGCGGGAACATTCATTTATTCACTGCCTGAAATTCCAACCTGCATCATGGGCGTCTATGGAATGGGCAGGAATTGGATTGCTTTGCCAGATGGAGTTTCCTACGTCGCAAGTGATATTGTTGGTTCGGACACAGGCACGCAGCAATACAAATACCGCGATTCAGTCCTTACCGTTTCGCAGAATTATTTTCTTGCGGGCGGCGGGACATTCCAGATTTCAGGCGCGGGTGAAACAATAACGGCCATGCAGTTTGTCGCGCAGATAGACGCATCGCTTGGACAGGGCGCATTGCAAATCTTTACGGACGACACGGTGTTCTCGAATGACGCGCCGCCGGATTTAACCACATGGTCAACGCTGACAAGCCCGATTCAGGTTGAGGGATTGATAGGCTCTGGCGCGGCGGGTCAGGACGCCGTGGTTCAATCGAACAACGATTTGATTTTTCGTCTTTCCGATGGTGGCGTCCAGTCAATGCTGATGGCATCGCAGGATTTCAACCAGTGGGGCAACACGCCGATCAGCAACGAAGTCATTCGGAGCATCGGCGGCGACAATCAGGCATTGCTTTCATTTACAAGCATGACGGTTTTCAATAATCGTATGCTGATGACGTGCCAGTTGGTTCAAGACGTTCGCGGTGTTTATGGCGCGGCGTTAGTCGCGCTCAATTTCGACCCGATAAGCTCTTTGCAGGGCAAGGCTTCATCGGTGTGGGACGGCGAGTGGAACGGACTTCGAGTATTAAAACTGATTACGGGTGTTTTCAATGGCGTGAAACAATGCTTTGCGCTTTGCCTTAACGGAAGCGGCGCGACGGCAACCATTGGGCTTGTCCAGATCGAACTTGACGGCGCGGCCACGCTCGATAACAACGTGCAGCCGGTCACATGGTCATTTGAAAGCCCAATGCTGTTCAAAGAACCTGAAAAACCGACCGACCCGCGCCTTTACAAGCGGCTCGTCAACGGTGAATTTTCAATCAGGGACATCACGGCGAATGTCGGCTATCAGGTGTTCTACCGTTCCGACCAGAATCCGAACTGGACGCCGTGGTATTCGTCCACGGTGGTTTTTCAGGGCGCGTCAGACCCCGGTTATCGCCGCCGTATTCCAATCGGTATGCCAGACCCGAAAGTATTTGATTTGACGAACAACCAGCCCATGCGAGAGGGTTACAATTTCCAGTTGAAATTTGTTTTCACAGGCTCATGCACGCTGACAAACGTGCGGATTGCCGCCGATGTGATTCCCGAACCTGAATTTGCAAAGCCGACATGAAGATTGACAAAAAATCCCGCTTAAACGATAAAGAATCATGCTGACTTTAGCCCAAGTCCAAAATTCTCCGGTCGCCAACATTGCCGGTGTTGCGCCGACGAGCCAGCAGTTTATTGATTACGTCAATCAAGCCGTAAAAATCCTGATGGACAAGGGTGAATGGTTCGGCACGGTCAAGGCGATGGTTGGCACGACTTACAAAGGCTGCATGATATGGCCTTCGGGCGTCACTTCCGTCTATGCCGTCAACTCCGGCGGGCGTCATGTTCCGGCGGCAAACTACTGGTATGAATTTGTCGAGTGGAACGGCCAGCATCATCACGATTTTGAAAATGTTGTCCGGCCATTGGGCGGTCGTCGTCCAAATTCCGTCATAAGATTTTCAGGCACAGTCCCGGTTTTCAACAATGCGACAATGGCAAACCCGTTTCAGGTTCAGGCGACGGCAGGGCTTTCCAGCGACTACGGAAAAACAATCACAATTTACGGACAGGACTCAAACGGAGTTGAAGTTTATTCCCTGCGTCCAGACGGTTCGACGCAGCGCGGGTTTCTGATGACGCTTGGAGGATTGTCCGTCACGTCAATGGCGTTCTCGAACATTGATGCCGTCATCAAGGATTTGACAACCGCGCCGGTTTCGCTTTGGGTTTATTCGCCGTCCGCGCCGCAGCAGATTCCAGTCGCGGTGTATCAAGGGTGGGAAACATCACCTCAATATCTTTTCAGTGATTTACGGGGCGGTGGAAATCATTGTTTCAACGGCCAGCCAGTTCCGCATTGCATCGAGGCGTTGGTCAGCATTTCCCCTACGCCGGTCGCGCAGCCGTCAGACCTGATTCAACTGGACTGTCTGGACGCCATTAAAATGATGGTTCAAAGCATACGCGCCCGCGAAGGAAACGATGGCGGCGATGCGGATGCGCTTGAACTGACAGCAGTAAGACGGTTGAACGCGGAATTGCAGAAAAGATTTCCCTATCAACTCACTCCGATAAATTTAAGGGCTTTCGGTTCGTCCCACGCCAGACATTACGGAATTGGAAGAATTATTTAACGCTATGGCAACTTACAATCCACAACAAACCTTCACCTACGCGAACAATGCCTATGGCTCAAATGTGAGTCCGATAAATATGCCGAATCCGTCCGCCGACCTTTCGGCGCAGTTGCCCGGCTTGTCCGGCCTGAACAGCCAGCTTTCCGGCGTCATCGGCTCTGAATTGAGCGGTTCTATTTCTCCGGGGACGATGGGATTGTTGAACAACGCGGCGGCGGCTCGCGGCGTGTCGCTTGGGCAGCCTAACAGCCCGATTTCAGGCCAGATTGGATTGAACCTTTTGGGGACGACCAGCGAAGCGCAGCAGCAGGCCGGAGTGAATAATTACAACTCGACAATTCCAACGGTGAGCGGGACGCAAACAGTAAGCCCCGCGCTTCAAACCGAAGTGAACACGCAAAATGCGGTGTCCGCAGCCGCGCCGAATCCGACAGACGCGGCCAATCAGGAGCTTTCTTTGCTCAATCAATACATGGCTGAATTGCAGAATCCGGCAGGAGGCACGAGGTCGTTTTCATCAACGCCTTATCCTCAATCGTCTCAACTTCAACCCCTGAATACTTTTGGAACATCCACCGGAACCGGCGGGGGATACGACGGCTCTAGTGTTGGGTCTTACGACCCATATTCAGTTTTCAGCACATACGGAAATTCGCCGAGTCAACCCGTGACATTTGAATAAAATTTATGGCATCACTCAAATTTTGTCCTGCGCTTTCCGTTGACAATGCGGCTGATATGTCAAAGTCAACCACCATAGCCAAAGGAGTGTTGTGCCAGTAATCCCAAGCTGGACATCGGTATCGCCAAGCGACTTCGTTTCCGCCGCCGAAGCCGGTGCGGGCATCGGGCAGCGAAGCCGCCAGTTGTCCGACGAGGAGGCGCAGCAGCAGGCGCAGATGCTTTTGGAAAACTCTCGGTTGAATCTGGCGACACAGCAGCAGTCCGCCGAACGTCAGCAGCAGATGCAGGAGGCCGCAATGCGGGCGAAACTGGAAGCCGAACAGTTGCAAAACCAGTCGCAATATCAAAATGGTGTGCTTGCCAACAATGCCAGCAAGGATCAAAGCGCGGCTGCGATTGACGCATTGAAGCTCGCGCAACCGCAGGTGATTTCCACGGGACGCGGCGGCGTCGGGACATTTAACCCGTTGAACAGTCAATTTACACAAGACGAGCCGAGCCAGCCTTATCCGACACCGGCAGTCAAGCCGACACCGCCCAACCCGATGACGATGGTTAAATACAAATCTTTGATTGACCAAAGAAACAGGCTTATGGCGGAATTGCCGCGAGTTGATCCGGCATTACAGCCGCAATACAAATCACAAATTGACGATTTGAACAACCAGATTGCGGCCATTGAAAACCCACCCTCACCGCTGACATCAGGGACACCCGACCAGACGGTTGCATCGTTCAAAAAACAATATCAGGACGCGATTCAAGCTGGCAACCTGACAGCCGCCCAAAAGGTGACATCTGATTTGAAGGCTTATCTCGCGGCGAATCCAAATGGATTGAACGGCGGAAGCCCGTTGGATTCTCCCTCTCCGGCGTCAAGCACCGCGCCGATAAACGTGGACGGGTATCAGGTCGAAGTGGTTCAATGAAATGGCAACGTATCTTGTCACAGCACCGGATGGACGCAAGTTGCGGCTGACGGGCGATTCGCCTCCAACAAAAGAGGCGTTGGACGACATTTTTCAGAAATATAAAAATCCGGGCGATTCTTCCGAAAAGACAGCAACCGTCGCGCCGTCACCGCTTTCATCGCCCGCTCCTTTACCAATAGCAATTCCTCACAGCGACCCGAATCTAACTTCATTCAATTTCGGAGGCACTTCACACAAAATTGAGCCGGACGCGCCGGACTTATCGGAGATTGGCGGCGATCTGGCGCGGGGCGTGAAGGAATTTCCATCAAGGGTTGCCACAGGCGCAAGTTTGGCATTGGGATATACCGGCAACTTGGCTCGCGGCGCGGCCACAGATGTTGTCATGGGCGATTTGCAGCCTCAAAAAACATATCCAGAGCAGTTCAAAAATACCATTGCGGCGGCAACGGGCGATGAATTGCCGCAAGACAAGACGATTCGTGAGATTGCGCCACAGCATCCCGTCGTTGCGACACTTGGAAAAGTTGGTCAGGGCGTTTTGGGGACTGCGCCGATGCTTGCGTTGGGCGGATTGCCAGTTGCGGCGGGAAAATTGCTTGCGTTGGGATTCAGCGCGGAAATGATTAAAAGCGGCGGTGATGCTGCAACGGTCATTGGCGAACAAATGGGTTTGCCGCCGGAACAACGCGATATGGACAAACTCACATCAGCAGTTTCGGACTTGGCGCAGTCGGCATTATTTGCACCTCTAGCGGCGAAGTTTGGAGCGAC